ATGAAATATTGGTGGGCGATTCCGATTATTTTGATTCAAAGATTCATCAATAGGTTGATGAACTTTATGAATGGCCGTTTATTGGGGGAAGAACTAATAGCCGTTTATCGTGAAGCGGATACGGCCGGAGTGCAAAATTGGAAGCGGAAAGCTTATCGAAGTTACTTGTGATTGTCTCAACTACAGCTTTTCAGCTGGTGGCGGTTGAGTTCGTTAAATTTGAAGGTTTAATTATTGGAAAGTAAAGGTGTCAATATATGAGAACAATCAAGCAAGATACGGCCAATCATTTTTACCGTTTTCGCGATCGGAAATATGCCCGGATATTAAGGGAAGCGCAAAAAGCCAAAACCAAAGCGGAGGATAAGAATGACACAAGACAAATTTCGTGAAATCGAGCAGATGTACCGTTCCTACGAGTATTTGAAGATCAAATTGAATTTGTTGCAACCCAATAATGTGCAAATCTTCAGTCACACGCCGGTCTACCATGACCAGCACAGCAAAGCCGAAGCGATGGCTATTGAAAGGCTGGAGCTGGAACGTAAGATCAAACTGATTCACGCTTGTCTTGGCATCATGACCCGGGATGAACGGTTGTTCATTGAATGCCGTTATTTTCAGGACAAGGATATGGAGATGATGCCGGTTTTATTGGATTGGTCCCGCCGGGAAACATACCGCCTGCGGCAATCGGTGCTGGCGAAAACCAGGTGGTTTTTGAGTATCCGGAGCCGTAACAACAGTAATGTATCAAATGCCTGCTAAATGAGAGCCGCTTTATTCTGCTTAAGAATAGGGCGGCTTTTTTTAATTCTTTGCGCCTTGTGGCATAATGATTTAGCCACAGAGACATCGTCATCAAGATGACGCAGACACAGAGAAAATCATTGCTGCTACTGATTAGCTTTAGAATTTATGCAAAATCAGGTGAGATCAGCACAAACCGGCAAAAGGGCAGTTAAACGAGTTTTACTTTAGCACTTTTTTGGCACCAAAAGATCGAAAAACTGTGATATAGTATTAGTATCGGAGAGTAAAAAAAACCGCGCCGGGATCTCCCGGGGCGGTTTTACTATGTCAACGACCAATCTGCGGTGTAAAATAGAGTGGTTTTTAGTTTTTTGCGCTTTGTGGCCCATTAATTAGCCGCAGAGACATCGTCATCAAGATGACGGAGACACAGAGAAAAGTATTACTGCCCCGGCTTTCCTTGACGAGTCGTGCAAAATCAAGTGAGATCAGCACAAACCGGCAAACGGGCAGTTAAACGAATTTTACTTTAGCACTTTTTTGGCACCAAAAGATCGAAAAACTGTGATATAGTATTAGTATCGGAGAGTAAAAAAAACCGCGCCGGGATCTTCCCGGGGCGGTTTTACTTTGCTCAAAACCAATCCGCGATGTAGAATAGGGCGGTTTTTTTTAATTCTTTGTGCCTGGTGGCATAATGATTTAGCCACAGAGACACGGAGGCACAGAGAAAACCATTGCTACTACTGATTAGTTTTGGGATTTATGCAAAATCAAGTGAGAACAGTACAAACTGGCAAACGGGCAGTTAAACGAATTTTACTTTAGCACTTTTTTGGCACCAAAAGATCGAAAAACTGTGATATAGTATTAATATCGGAGAGTAAAAAAACCGCGCCGGGATCTCCCGGGGCGGTTTTACTTTGCCCAAAAACAATCCGTGGTGTGCCCATTTCTATGGGCGGGTCATATGTGCCGGGTAATGCGCAGGGTGGGGCGCGGCACAAGTAAAATAAAGCCGCTTTATTCTACTTCAGAATAGAGCGGCTTGTTCGTTCTCTGTGTCTCAGTGTCTCCGTGGCTAATTTTTCTGTCACAGAGACACACAGAGAAAACCATTTTTATCTTTTTAATGGTTCCGATTAGTTCTAGACATTCAAAAGATAAAATTCAATTCAGCTAATAAATCCATCCACAGAATGGCAACACCGATCAGTTATGAAACGGCCAGGAATCAATGGATGGATTTATTATAACCAATCAAATCTTTTATGAATTTTGCTTGGGTGCGGGGTTGTCGAAAAAGTATTTTTAAATATCTTTATTATTTATTCAAAGACCCTTTTGAGACAGCCCCGGGTTATTTGTGCCATGAGTTGCGCAGGGTGGGGCGCGGCACCGAAAAAGAGGTGATTGATCGCGGAAAATATCTGAACATTGGATGATTGCAAAGCAAAAGAGTTGAAAAAGGAGGTTGATGTTTATATTAGACAAGTAGTTATGAAGGGGAATAAAGCTTTATTACATTATGTCGATCCGCCTTCGGCCAAAACGGCTCTATGGGAAGAAAATGCCGGGTTTAAACGGGCGGCCGCGAAGGCGCGATTGGGACTTGCGGGAGGAAGGATATGACACCGCTTGCATTACAAGAATTTTTGATAACAGAAATCTCCACAGTCCTGGACGGGATAAAACTAAAAAATCAAGCCGGCGAACTTTCAAGCGTCGCTGTGTTTTCCCAATACCTTCCGGTTGATGAAAACGGGCAAACAGTGGAGCAGGCCCCTTATGTCCGGGTGATTCTCAAATTCGGCAAAGACCCGGATGAGGGCGGCCCTTATGAATGGACCGTCCTTTTTGTGGCCGGAACTTACGACAACAGCGCCGATTGCCAGGGATACCGCGATGCGGTAAACATACTGCAAAAGATTTACGATCATCTCATGCGCCGGCGGGTTTTCGGCCGCAAATATGAAATTGGCTATCCCGTCAAATGGAAACTCATCGACGGCATCTGGAAATTAACCGACGAGAGTAAATATCCGTATTTCCGGGTGGGACTGGAGACTGTTTGGACTGTCGGCAAAATTACTGTTGCGGATACTTTATCTTAAACCTCGATTCGGCAAGTGGTGTACATGAGCACATTATTATCAATTTTTCTGTAAGGCATAGAAAAATTGGCCGAATCGGGTTTATCTACAGAATTCATCAAGTTTTTATTCAAATTAATTTTGGAGGTTACTTGCCGAATTCTGATTAAAACAAAAGGAGAGATTTGATTTGCCTTATACACATGGCGTTTATATTAATGAAAACTCGACTGCTGTAATAGCTCCTATTACCTCGGACAGCGGGGTGCAGTTTGTAGTAGGCACCGCGCCGATCAATCTGTTGGCTGACCCAGCCGGCGCGGTCAATAAACCAATACTAATTAATTCATTGTCGGAGGCTGTGACCAACCTGGGCTATTCCAATGACTTTGAAAAATTTACGATTTGCCAATCGGTCAACGCTTCATTTAACGTTTATAACGTTGCCCCATTGGTGGCCGTAAACGTGCTGGACCCCAAGAAACACACGGTGGCGGTTGCAAATAAGCCTTATAGCATCAGCAACCAAAAACTTACTGTCGCTGAAGAGGGAATTTTACTAAAGGATTTTGTGGTCAAGAGCGCCGACGGCATCACTACCTATGCCGAATCAACCGATTATACCCTGGCCTTCGACGATGACGGGTATGTGGTATTAACCGCAGCCAAAACCGGGGCTATTCCGGCCACAGCCGCCCAGTTATCCCTGAGCTACAATAAACTCGATCCTTCCTTGGTCACCAAGGAAGACATCATTGGCAGCTATGACAGCGCCAGCGGCAAATATACCGGCCTTCAAAACATCGAGCAGGTATATCCGGTGCACGGAATCGTTCCCGGACTGATCGTAATTCCCGGCTGGAGCCAGATTCCGGAGGTTGGCATTGCCATGATGGCCAAGACCGAGGATATTAACGGCTGCTATAAATGCATGGCCGTTCTGGATGTGGATACCGGCAAGACAGACGGCGCTTATACTTATCAGGATGTCCTGACCTGGAAAAATTCCAACTCCTATACCAGCGCAAATTCTATCGTATGCTGGCCGAAGGTGGTCATCGGCGATGCCCAATACTGGTTCAGCGCAGTGGCCGCAGCATTAATCGCTTATACCGATGCTGACAATGACAATGTGCCATACGTATCGCCTTCTAATAAAAAATTCAACATTACCGGCACGGTTTTAAGCGACGGTTGCGAGGTCTATCTGGACCAGGCGCAGGGCAATTACTTGAACGGCAACGGTATTGTCACCGCCATCAACATCAACGGCTGGCGGTTGTGGGGCAATAACACCGGCATCTATCCTTCCAGCACCGATGTGAAAGACCGGTTTATTCCGGTGCGGCGGATGTTCTCCTGGTGGGGTAACAGCTTTATTTTAACCTATTTCCAAAAAGTCGACGATCCGATGAATACCCGGCTGATTGAGGCGATCGTGGATAGTGAAAATATCCGGGCCAACGGTTACAAGGCCCGCTATCAGATCGCCGACGCCCGTATCGAATTCCGGCTTGATGAGAATCCCACCACCGACCTGTTGAACGGCAAGATTCGCTTCCATCAATACCTGACGCCGTTCCCGCCGGCGGAGACCATCATCGACACCTTGGAGTTTGACGCCAATGCCTTGACTACAGTTTTGGGGGGTAAATAATCATGAGTGTGAACGCGATACCTGAAAAGATCGTCAATTTCAACATCTATGACGAGGGTGAAAAACTGGTCGGTATCTCCGGCGAGATCAAACTGCCGAAACTGGAAGGCAAAGGGGATACCATCTCCGGGGCCGGGATTGCCGGCGAGTTTGACAGTCAGACTCCGGGGCATTTCGGAAACATTGATATTGAGATCCCATTTCAAACCGTGCTGGACAAGAACTTTTCGCTGATGGCTCCCGGCGGCAGGACCTTGATTTTACGGGGTTCCCAGCAGAGTTATGATGTTTCTGCCGGTACCATTAATTATGTGCCGCTGAAGATCACCCTCAAGGTAGTCCCCAAAGGTTTGGACCTGGGCACTTTGGGTGTGGGCAAGAAGACCGACACCAAAAATACTTTGACAGTCCTTTATATCAAGGTGGATGTGGACAGTAAAACCGTGCTGGAGCTGGATAAGCTGAACTTCATCTATAAAGTGGGCGGCACGGATGTATTCGAAACCATCCGTGAGCAAATCTAAGGAAGAAAGGGATAAAGATGGCTAACGAATACTTAATTGAGTTCAAAAACCCTTATGTCTTTGAAGATGAGGAATATACCCAAGTAGATCTGTCCGGCTTGGAGTCGTTGACGGCCAAAGACCTGATTGACGCGGAGAAACAATTTGCCGCCAGCGGTCAGGTGGCGGCCATCAACGAGATGAATATCGGCTATGTTTGCATCGTGGCTGCCAAGGCCAGCAAGCAGCCGGTGGAGTTTTTCGAAAAACTGCCGGCCAACGAGGCGATCAAGGTCAAAAATACGGTGACCGGTTTTTTCTATCTATAGGATTTAGAGCCGGAGACGGGCGGCAGCTGTTGAAGCTGGCCGTCCGTCTCGCTTTACAATCCTTTACCAGTATGGAATTTTTCTTAGATTTGGCGCTAGAAGACCTTTTTGAGATCGCCACGGAGATAAAGGAGGCGAGTTGTAGGGATGGCGGAGAATGAAAAAAATACCGCAAAAAACTCTCAAAGCCGGATGATGGCAGTAGATCCAAAGTATATTGAGATAGTTCAAAAAAATCCTGATTTAATTCATCAATTACAAAGCCGGACGAGGGTACTTGATCAGTTACAAAGCCAGATGAAAGAGACAGGCCCCAAGTATAGCTATCAAAAGAGTCCTCAATCAAATTCTCAGTTAAATCAAGTAGTTAATACGTCATCAAAGTTCAATTTATATCAGATGGTTAATAAGGCAAATAAATATTTGTCACCATTTTATTTAGACGCAAATATAGCAGAACCCTTTCTAGAAAGAATAGTAAAAGGGGTAAAAGAACCAAAAGACGCATTAATTGAATTCGGAGAAATTGCCAAAAAATTCGGTCATCCAAAGTGGGGAGAACAAGTAGATAGATTAGCAAACAAAATGCCCAAAAATTTCTCAACAAAAATAGCTAAAGATTTGGCCCAAAAATTCGTTCATTCAAAGTTTGGGGCAAAAGTAGTTGGACTAAACCAAAAACCCCCAAATTCCCTAGCAAAAATAATCAGACAAATGGCTAAAGTACCCGTGTTAGGAAAACAAGAACAGCAAACTGAATTATTAGAAATTGGCAAAAAAGTAAAGAAATTAGGAAATCCAAGCTTAATCAAAGAATATTCAAAAGTATCAAAAGCATTCAAACTAAAGAATGTGTTTACTGGTTTAAAGGGTGTGAAAGGTTTAGGACTTGTAGGTACAGCTTTTGATGTAAAGTCATTGGTGGAACTTACATACAAATTAGCGAAAACTGGAAAGTTGTCACGCGGAGAATGGGCTGAGGCCGGCATATCAGGAGCGTCACTAGCGGGCACTGTATTGGGTGGAATAGCAGTTGCAGGTGGTATTGCAGCTTTAGGTCCTGTTGCAGCTATAATAGGAATAGCAGCAGCAACAGCAGGTGTCGCAAAATTTATCTATGATGCGCAAAGTGATCAGCGAAAAAAACAAATCAAGGCGCTAGTGAAGCAAATAGGCATGGGGTATTTAAAAGCACAACCATTGTTATATCGCAACATACCAACGAATGCGCGTGGAACGTCCTATTTCAGCGGCGGTCTTTCATTAGTCGGTGAGGAAGGCCCGGAACTGGTCACTTTGCCCCGAGGCAGCCAGGTTTTCTCATACAGCAGGACCCAAAGCTTATTGAATGGGATGGGCAGCGGTAACGCCGGGATCGCGGTTAGTTATTCGCCGCAGATCATCATTCAGGGCAATGCCGACGCCAAGGTGATGAAGACGGCCAGCGACAGTTCTTATGCCGACTTTGAACGGAAATTTAACGCCTTGATGGACCGGCGGCGCCGGTTAAGCTTTGCCGGGGGATGA